ACCATTAAATACTAAATTAAGTGTAGCCATAGCTTTATAGAATTGAGCCAACTTATCATTTCCCATCAAACTTGATAACTTTCTTCTGTTTTCTGTATGATTGTTTCTATCTGTCATTTTTTTAATGTTCAGAAGAGCCTTATCACCCAATTTTTTCTTTTCTAATAATATGTTTTTTAATTTTATCATAATAATTTACTTATAATTTTATCATAATCTTTTTTAAAAGTAACATAATTTTTTTTATATGTAGTGATTAAATCTGATGCTTCTTTATCTAAACCTTTTTTTCTCAATTTTTCATAAAAATTCAATACTGATTTAGCATGTAATTTATATGATTTATCAATAGTTTTTATATCTTTTTTATATTCGTAAGAAGGACCTTCTTCTATTTGTGCTTCAGTTTTAAAAGGAGGTCTATCTTTATCTGTATAAACTTTACCAGAAACTATTGCTAATTCATTTAATAAATCTTTTAATTTTTTCATTATATCTCCTTTTTCACTCTTTGCACATACATCATTAATTCTTGTGGTGAGATACCTAATGCTTTAACAACCTTAAACAGAATAGCTTTTTGTTTTATTCTACTTAAATCTTTTCCTTTTAATTTTTCAATAAATTTAGTCATAAATCTTTTTACATCGGCAGGAATAGGTGTTTTTTCCATTTGAGATTTTTCTTCAATAGCTTGTTGAAGTTCTTCTTTAATAATTTCTTTTAATTGTGACTTTGACAATTTCATTTTATTTCTCCTGAATCACTTTTTTATACATTTTTTCAAATTTAAGTTTAAACTCTATCCAATGTTTCTTATAGAATCTTTGAAATTCTATAGATTGTTTCTTATGTCCTGCTTTTCCTAAATCAATAGACATTGCTTTTAAATAATGGTCGACATCTTTAAATCCTTTTTCTACTAACTTTTTGTCTCCCTTATATAAATAGTCTAAATTTTCTTCTTTTAGTAAATCTAACAATTTCACTTATCTAATCCTAATGATTTTCTGTGTTTTTTATTATCTTCTTTTAAATTTTTAAGTACTTTATTAACTTTAGGTTTTTTTACTTTTGTTTCTTGAACCTTTTTCTTTTTTGGTTTTACAGCACCCATCATAGTTTTGTAATCTTTCATTTCTGATAAAGCATCATCTATCTCTGTTTTAATATCATTTTTACCAGTCAATTTGTACCCAAGAACTTCTGATTGTTTTTTTCGGTTACTATCAAATGCTCCTCTTTCATTTTTTGGCATAGCTCCACCAAATCCTTCTTTTGTTACATATTTTTTCATACTTGATTTTACTGCTGTTTTAGTTTTTTCAATACCAGCCTTTTTAGTTAATTTTACTACTTTTACTGCATCGTTTTTACTTAACCCTCTAAGTAATACTGAATTTTTACNACCANTCANACCTGCCTTTGAAAAGTAAGCAGTATATTCGTTACCAACTTTTGTTACTTGTAAACGATTACCTTTTTCATCGTGATAATTAGTCCAAGACTGACCTCTACCGTGGCCTTTAGAAATTTTTATTTTATTTTCTGCCATTATTTCTCTCACCATTTTCCTTATAAGACTTCTCACTTTTGTCTCCTGTTTAACCTTCTTTGGTAATCCTTTATGTTTAGTAGATGCAAAATCTTTAACACTTTTTTTACTCATACTACTTGCCGCTTTTTTAACTTTTTTAGATACATCAGATGATGAAATATCACCTTTTTTTAATCCATGTACTAAACCCATAAATCTTTGTTGTGCTTTAGATTTAGATGGCATAGTATTATCCTCTTATAATCTCATCAACTAAAGTTTCTATTTTACAATCGTGACAACACATACCATCTCTTGTACCAACACTTTCTTTTAAAACACCTTCATTTGCAGGTGCCATAAATGCTCCGTGTGTAGATGGATTTGATACAAAGTCAAATGCAATCAATTCAAAGTCTGGTTGAACTTCAACCGTATCATCACCATTATCTTCTTGCATTTCTTTAACAGAACCAAGTCCTCTTGAAGAGATACCTAATTTGATTCCACTTTTAAATAATTCTTTTAAGATGTTTCCTGCAGGAGTTGAAAGAACTTCTACCGTACCTAATAAATCATCACCGTCCCAATGCATCTCTAATATATTATGTGAAGCATTATTTAAGTTTACAACAGAACTATCTGGATGGTCTAATTCACCGAGAGCTCGTCTTTCTGTTATATTAACATCAGAATATTTTTGAGCTTCTCTTACTAAAGTTTCTCTTGGGTAAACTCTACCATTTTGATTCTTTGCTTCTGCTCTTTGTAATACACCTTTAACAACAAGTCTTCCATTATTATCTGACATAGACTCGTTAATTTTTTCTCTTGATATTTCAAAAGGTATATAATCTACTAATAATTTTTTCATTATTTAGCTCCTTTATATACAAATGTTACATCTCCAATTGCCCCAGCATTTGAATCTAAAACCCAAGCCACTGGCTGGATTGGTAATTCACAAGGACCTGCAGTATCTGCAATAATTCTACCACCTGTTATATAAGTTTCAAGTGTTGTTGTTGAATTAGAAACACCACCTATTGAACAAGTAGTTTCATATAAAAACCCATAATGACCTACTTTGTTTAAAATTACAGAATTAGGTCTTTCCTGTATAACATACGCAGCTGGTGATGTGGAATGATTTACTGATTCTAAATCACTCTTGAGAGCCTTTGGTATCTGTTTATTACTATTGTCCGGGTCTGCTATATAATCTGACATCTATATTCTCCTATCTGTTCCAGGCATTTCGTTTAAGCCATATATCTCTAAACATATTATTGATAATACCTCTTACAACTTTTTTTATCATTACTAAATCTTTTTCTTCTAATGCTTCGTTTACTTTTTTATATCCTGTACTATTTGTTGAAATTTCTTTATTTTTCTTTTTACTATTTTTAGTTTTAGCAACCCAATTAGGTGTACTATACCCATCTATATTTCCAGTGGTAGTTATTTCTTCTAACTCGTCACTTGAAAGCATATCAATTAAAATTTCTTTAATTTTTTGTTTTAGTTGATTTCTGTCCACTTTTTTTCAGTTCCTTTACTACTTCCATAAATCTTAAAGTTTGTAAAACATCATTATCTTTAACAAAAGATGTTTTAGATTTTAATCCACAAAATTTTTCGATTGAATTAATAGCTTCATTCATTTTAATTTTGACTACTTTATCTTTAAGATTTTTAGAATGTTGTTTTAAATCTTTTTTTAATTCTTTTACAAGTTCTTTTAATGTATCTTTTAATGAATTTGTATTAGAAATATTATTAATGTATTCTCTTAATAAACTTTTTTGTGATAGATTTAATTTTGAATATTTAGAATTAAATTTCTCTAAAAGAGTTTTATAAGTAAGTATTCTTAAATCTTCATCATCAGGTATTTGTGTCCCACCAATTGTTTCTGATAATTTAATATTAGTTTCATTAGTAGTAACATGCTCAACTAAGTTAAAATAAGATTCAGTTTTTTTCTCTGGTGTTAAATCAAAATATTCGAATAATGTATATATAGATGCGTAAACTTTGTAATTTTTTATTTTAGATGAAAATAATTTTTGTGTATTGTAATCTTCTTTAAGATTTTTTATTAAATTATATCTTTCTCGTTTCAATTGAGTTTTATTTATTTTATGTCTTTCTTTTATAACTTCATTAATAAAAAACTCTGCTTTTTTGTCTGTTTTAAATTTTGTATTTAAAATAGCTGAATACAGACTTAGTTCTTTTCCTAATGCAGTATTCTCATTAAATTGTTTTTTTATCAATTGGACTGCTTTAGAGTTGTCCTTTTTATTCAACACATCCGTAGTTATTTGTCTTAATAAAAATTCAAACAATAAGCCAGTATTACGGATTTTTGAATGTCTCGTTTTCCTAGAATGCATTCTTATTCTCCATCTATTAAATATATATAATTATTCATATATAAATATTAGTTTTTTAATTAAATCTGTGTATTTATTTTGATTATTCTTCATCAATTATAGTTTCCTCACTTAAAATACTTTTATCTTTTATATTAATACCAAATGTTTTCTTTAAAGAGTTCATTAACCCTTCTCTTGCAACAATTGTCCCACCTTTACCCATAGCCAATGGAGAACCACCTTTAAACTCTCGTTTACCATATCGTTCTCTTTCATACTTGGTTGCATCTTTTATGTCTTTGGCTGAATATTCGTTACCATATTCTTTCTTACCAGTTCCACTTCGTCTGTCACCACCATGTTCTCCTCGTCTAGCCATTTCAAAGTCATTATCATTTTCAACTTCTTCACCACCACCTTCGGCTGGGTCATTACCTTCAGTTTCAATTTGGTCCATTCTAAATGCTTGTTTTCTATCTTCAACAATACCTTTAAAAATCTTCTCTGATTCTGAACCATTAAATTCAAATATATTATCATAAATCCATTCACGAGATAATAATTTGTTTTCTATTAAATTATTTGCTATCTCAACTTGTTGATTTAACAACTCTAATTTTTCTTGTTGATGTATCATTGATGGATTTGTTAATTCTAATTCAAAATCAAGTAATTCAGCATCTTCAAATCCTTGTGTGTATAAGTGAACGATAGCAATCTTCTCTAATTCAGCACATATAACTTTTTGTAATCTTTCTATTGTTCTTGCAAATCTCACATCTTCAGCAGCCAATGTAGCTTTTGAACCAATACTTTCATCATATCCAAGAAATGCTTTAGGAACTTTTAAAGCTGCCATAAGTTTATTTTTTAAATACTCAATATCATCAATAGCACCATCGTTTGTTAATCCAGGTAAAGATTCAATAGATGTTCCACTATCAGAACCACGAACAGGTAAATAATAATCTTCTGTAACTGACTCTACATTATATCTTAAATTGTATTCTCCAGTTTTTTGGTCTATAACTGGTATTTTTTTCATCTTATTAATTACTTGTTGCATAAAGTTTTCCACTTCATTCGGAGGTATGTTACCAATATCCAATTTAAATATTCTTTTTTCTGGTGCTCTCATAATACGATGAATTAACATAGCATCTTCCATAAGAGTTAATTGTTTCCATACTTTACGAGCTCCTTCTAACATTGATTTACCATAAGGTAAGAAGTTTGCATCACCATAAAGTCTAAAATGTGCAATCTCATAAGCTTGTAATAATTCTTCAGTAGTATCGCCTCTTTGACCCATAGGAGAACCATTTCTTTCTTCTATTACTTGAAACTCTACCTTTTTAGGGTCATTTTGGTCGTGTTCTTCCATCCTAATAACATCATATACTGACATTGGCCTTACATTTACAATACCGTGTTTATCTAAAATATCAAGTTTTAAAAAGAAGTCACCATATTTAGTCATATTACGAATCCAAGGCCATAAATTAAATTCTATATTTAAAATATCATAAAATAAATTATGTAATATTTTAGCAACCTTAGTATTATCAGTTTTTATATTTAATATTCTATTTTCAACATTAGTAATTGTTGACTCATCAGAATATATATCGAGAGCTGATGATATGATTGGGTCAGAATCCATTAATTCATAATCTCTAAATAATTCTCTTCTTTGAGCATCATAAGCATTTTTAGCATTTTCTTTTGCTGCATAACTTGCACCCCACGATGAATTTTGTGCACTAAATAGTCTATTATACCTATCAATGAAATTTGAAGTTAATCCTGTTTGAGAAAAATCAACATCTTTTACCTTCAATTGCCCTTCAGGTGTTTTTCTAATTACTATTTGTCCTTGAAATAGTTTTCCTAATCTCGTAAATACATTTTCGTTTTGTGCCATAATATCCTCTATTTTATCCTAATAACCAAGTTAAATCTTCTTTGTCTTTACCCACTTGTATTTCAAATGGATTTTTTTGATTTGTATTACCTTTTTGAAAGCCTTGTGCTTCTGGATTAGGTCTGTTACCATTATTGTTTAATATGCTATTCATCATACCCCATTGTTGATTATTTTTATCTGTTTGTAATCTTAATGCAGTATCCCTAACCCAAAGAGCAATTGAATAAGACATAACCAAATCATCATTATATCCTTGCATTGCTTCTGCCTTTGAATTTATCATTCCTGTTTTATATATAAATACAAATAATTCTTCAATTAATCTCGAAGAATGTAATTTTACCATTTTTTCTCTTGTATATTCTTCCATTTTAGCTATAATTAATGGTCGCGTTCTAACCGATGTTGAAAAACCAGGAACTAAATTTTTATCCTGTGTTCTGTATTTATTACTTACATTATGTTCAACATCAACTACTTTTAAATCTTTTGATTGATAGAATAAATTTTTGTATTCTCTATCTATAATTGTTTGGATTGTAGCCCAACCAATGTTGTTGTTCTCAACTACTAATAGTGCATCATTGTATTTTGTAGCTAATTCTATTAAAAAATTACCGTAATCTGTAGTAGATAATTGACCTTTATATTCTGCACATTGTTCCATAGTCTCTACTTCAAATACTTGTGTAGCAGAATAATCTGCTCCATCACCTCTAGCAACATCAGCAACTACTATATATTCTTTTGAATAATCAGGTTGTGTCCATACCCAAAGATTTCTATCCATACCTATTTTTTCAACAGGGTCTTTTACCATTGTTTCTTTGAACCAAGTTAGAATTTGTGGGTCAACTACAGATTCACCAGAAGTAAGAAAGTCTGCATCACATTCTTGTGCAGCTTGAGAAGGTCCTAAAACCTTGTCTTGTTCTTTTCTCCAAGATTCATCTCTATCAGGATGAGAAGTCCAATGTAATTTTATCGGATTGAAACCATTTGTACCATCATCAGCACCCATCCATTGTTGATGAAACCAATTACCAACACCATTAGGTGTAGAAAGAGCTATACAATCACCACCTGTTGCAAGTGTTTGTTGTGCCGCAGTCCATATAGATTCAATTTTATCAATAAATGCCGCCTCATCGAGTACAAGTAAAGATAGTGCTTCCGAACGGCCTGCTTCTGCTGTTGCTGCTACTGCTTTAATTTGTGAACCATTTTTAAATCTTAGAGATAGTTTATTATCTTCATCAACTGGTGTGTTCAACCAACTCGGTAAACCTGCATACATAACACGAACCTTTGTTACAAGATTTTTTGCTGTATCTTTATCTTTAGCAACAACAAGTATGTTTTTATCTGGATTAAATAACATTAACCAAAGTGAATAACCAGCTGATAATGTGGATATACCTAATTGACGAGATTTAAGAATTATATTATAACGATTGTCTTTAAATTCTGTTAACATTTTTTGTTGAAAATCATACAAATTAAACTTCATCTTCCCTTTAGTAGGATGTTGAATAGTGCAATACTTTCTCATAAAATGTACAGGGTCTTGTGCACATTGTAAGTATTCCCTTTTAATTACTTGTTTTAAATCTTCACTCATTTTAGTCTATTTGTCCCGCTAAATAAATTGAACCACTTGTTAACATAATTCCACCAAAGAACCATAAGTATTTATTTTCATGCCATTTAGGTTTAACTAAGTCAATCATTTCTTCTTTTAGTTTTATTTGTATTTCATAATCTTTCATTAAACTTTCATACTCTAAATTTAGAGTTTTAGCTTTGTCAAGATTAAATTCAAGTTCCTGAATATTATTGAAAAGATTCTTTGTCTCTTCATCTGATAAACAAGTACCTTCACACTGCTCAATTTCTTGAGTAAAAATAAAAGAACATAATAACATCATTAATAATGTTTTCATTTTTTCTTCCCTTTTTTAGCAAACTTTTTTAAATAATCTGATGCTTCTTTACTACCAACATTTTTTTTCTTATATGTTTTTTTCTTTGTTTTATTTATAGTTTTCTTTTTTGCCTTAATTATATCAGAAACTTTTTTAGTTTGTTTTTTTACACCTTTAAGTTTCTCATCTTTTTTACCAGCACTTTTACCTGATAAAAATGCGGCGAGAATCCCACCGCATAAAACAAAAAATCCTATAACATATTTTTTAACTGAATTAAACATACTACTTCTTACCAAATGGTAACTTATCCCATACAGGTTTAATCACTGCATCGAATATAATATCGTCTTTTTTACTTGGTGATAATTTTACGATTTTTTCTAAAGTATAAAATCCTAACATTATCCATTCCCAATTAGCTAATACCCATTCTGTCATTTTATTTCTCCTATATTTAGCTAGATTTTTTTATTTTTTCTCTAGCTTCTCGTTCGTTTTCATTTGCTAATGCATTCAACAGAGCTTTATCGTGGTGTTTAACACTACTATTATGAAAAACTAAATGTTTTACTTCTCTGTCTATTGCTTCCCATCGTTGTAACATTTGTAATTTAACCCAAAATTGCCATTTGTTGCCATTTTTTCCAATTTTTTTAGATTTTAAATCTACTTCCCAATTAAGTTGGCAATGAAAACATCTTTCAGTTCTTTTCCAAGTTTCAAAATGTCTTTTATCATTATTTAATCTACTACAATTTTTTTCACAATCTTTACATTGTTTACTAAAAATTCCAACATCAGGTGTACTTGTTACTTTTGATATAAACCCTTTTTTCTGTTCCCATTCAACACCTTCTGAATCAGTCCATCTTTCACCTTCGTGTCGTTTTCTCTTAACTTCCTGGTCACCATACCCAACTTGTACTTTTGGTTTAAAGTTCCCTTTTAACATCTCTTGAACTTTATTTATGTTTTTACCCATTCTTACCTCTTATTCTTATATATATAAATATCTAAAAATAAATTAAACCTGTAATTTGATTGATTGGAGCAAATGCACCTGTGAATTTATATGTCTTTCCTTTGTACTTAAACACTATTCCTTCACTTGGAACGATAGCATCCACACCACCAATCTTGTTTAATTTATCTAATTGTAATTTTAATGTATTTAATTTATTCTTATCACCACTAGCTTTAACATTTTCTATAGATGTTTTTAATTTTTTCCTAATACTTTGAACTGATTTATCTGGATTAGCAGCCATAAATCCTTTTACATTCTTTAATATTTCTGCACCAACTCCAAAAAACAATTCTTCAAATGGTTTCATATTTTGTTTAACTTGAGCTGCATGATTCTTTTTATCAAAATCCAATATCTCTTGTGTAATATTTTTTTTCTTTGGATTCGCTTCTATGAATCTTTTCATATCTTTTTTTATATCAGCAACTGAATATGATTTATCAAAGAAAGCCCATCTTTTA